CTCTTAGGTCGGCTTCTGATCGAAGATCACGGACGCGGGCGGCATGGCGTTGGGCTTCTTTTGCGGCCTTCTTCCTAGCTTCTTCGGCCCTTATCTGTTCATTGACAGCATCTTGCGCCCATTTGGATTGTTGACTGGAATCGCCGCTGGAGCCGCCTAGGCCCATTAGTTGAGCAAGGGCGCTATTCATCTTGATTCGACCGCCAGGCGTAGGAATATGAAGATGAGTATTAGTCCCGTTTCCGTGCCCACTGGGATCGCTAATCGGGCCGAATAATTGTTGAGGGAATGCCCCGGTTGCTCTTAGCCTGCGCTCCATCTCTCCTGTCTTTTGCATATAATCAGGGCCGGCCCAATAGCCCATATCCATTGCATTTAGGAGATGGTTCGGCGTCTTATGGCCAGCATTTGATTTATCAGTTCGCAGAAAACCTTTTGACTTAAGCCAGTCTTGCATGACTTTTTTATCAATGTAGTCAGGGAATGACGCACCGCCTCCACTGCCACCTCCCCCGCTACCAGCCTTAGGCTCCGTGCCCCGCCCCTTGGCAATAGCGGCGGCCACGTTCGGGGGCGTTGCGGTGGTTGGCAGCCGTGGGGGAGCGGCTGGTGTGATCAAGCGTTGGGTCTTGCTGTCAAACGTCCCCACACCCGGAACGCTGAAAGTAGAAGATTCGGACGATGGCGCAGGCCCTCCGCCAAACACTGACGGGAACCTCTCCCGCACCGCATTGGCACCCCTGGCGCCGGCGACAATTGGCCCGCCAATTGAGGTGGCCATTCCCCCTAGGGTTGCGGACGTGGCCGAAAGCACGCCCTGGACTGGACCTGAGCTAAGAAACTTAATCAGGCCAGTAAGACCTTTTAGTACCTCGGAAATTGTTGGAAGAAGCACATCTCCCATTGTGGTAGATAAGTCCTTCCAAGCATTATCAAATTGTTTTACCGGGTCAATAGCTTTGCCAGCCGCAATACCAGCAGCATTGAGCGACCTGGCTTGATTATCGGTAAACCTATTAAACCGCTGTAAATCATCATTCAACAGAGCAACAACAGCCTTATACCCATCAATATCGCTAAATAAAATTGACAGCGCATCCGTACTCTTTCCGGTTTTTCTTGATACGTCTTCCAGAAAACCTGCCAACCCTTTCGTTGCCAGGGCCTGGCCGTTAAACTGCAGGCCCAGCGCTGCAGACAGATCGGCCGCCTCTTTTGTTGGCTTAAGGATTGACTTAATAACCTGGTTAATGCCAGAAAATGTAGATTCAACCGGTACACCTTGGGCCGTAAGCGCTGAAATTGCGCCGTTGATTTCTTCCAATGAAATCTTGGCTGCTGCTGCGGTAGGAATCACCCGCCCAATTGATTGCGCATATTCGTTAACTTTGATTTTGCCATCATTCTGCGTCACGACCATCTGATCAACCACCCTTGTCACCTGCTCCGCACTCATCCCATATCCGTTCAGGATCGAGGTAGCAGCATCCGCCACGGTTTTGATGTCGCTGAATCCCCCAGCGGCACCCTCAGACGATGCCCGCAGGATCTTCAGCACGTCATCCGTCGAGCTGAACCCACTGGAGAGGATCTCATAGGCTGCTGCCCCAGCGGTGGCCCGGTCTGTGAGGTAGCCCTGCTCCCTCACCAGGCCCTGGATCCGCGCTGTCAGGCCCACAGCGTCATCGCTCAGCGTCGAAATCGCCCGTGTCTGCGTCGCCACGTCCATGGCATTACTGACGCCAGTTCCGATCAATGCGCCGCCGGCCAGCAGCCCAGCGCCAGCAATCATCCCGCCAGGGCCAGCCATCGCCAGCGCCCCCGCACCGGCCCCCAGGGCACCCTGTACCCCACCGCCCATCATCAACGCCCCAGCCGCCGCACCACCAGCGCTGTGCATTGCCTGCTGCCGCTGCTGCGTTGCGTTCAGGGATTGCAGCTGCCTCTCATAGGCCTGCAAATCCTTAGTCAGAACCTTATAGCGGTTAGACGTTGGATCCACCGCATTGCGTAGATTTGTAAGTGCATTGATCTGTTGATTGATACTGTTAACGCTATTGCCTGCTGCCTGCCCATATTGTTTCGTGGCAATGTAGAGCTTATCAATCGTCCGCTCTGACATTTGACTTGCAGCCGACAGATTCTTCAGCGAATTGCCGACCTGCTGGATATTGTTTGCTCCTGATACCTGTGCCGTCAGCTTTAGGACGGTCTCCATCGAAACAGCCATCAGCCTCTAGCCTCCGCAAGTTCCATCAGCACACCAGTCTCAATCAATCGCACGTCGTCATAGAGCACCCCGATTGGATCACCCTCCGCCAGCTCTGCCAGGCCACGACCGCCCAGCAGCACCGACAGATCCAGCCCAACCACGCCGCCCATGCTGGTGCGCCATTGTGTGTCCATTCTGAGGAACATTTTCAACGCCTCAGCATTTTCCGGCCACACATCAAACACCTCAGGATTCTTTGGCTTGATCTGCGCCTCTGCAGGCAGGCCGAACAGCTCAGCCTGTTTATTCGCCACGCTCACATCCTCGCGCCGGCCGGTCTGGGCCCTGGCCCAATGCCGGCCAGCGCCAATCAGTTTTTTGCCCTGGCATCCTGCAGGCTCTCGCGCCATGCAGCAGTGATTGCTGACGCCACTTTCGCAACGGCCAGCAGCGATGTCCGAGCGGCCACGGAATAGGCAATCGGCACCGCCTCGCCCTTGACCGTCTCCGTGATCTCACCCTCAGGCCAGCCGGCCAGCACCCGCGCTGCCAACATCTGATCATTGATCAGCACCGGAGCATCAGCAGCCTGGAACCGCTGGCGATCAATCAGCGCTTGCACCTCATAGATCTCCGCCTGGTCCAACCGGCGGAACAATACCTTAAACGTAGATCGATCATTCTTATCATTGCCCGGTACCTCCAGTTCAACGGGCCATTCGTAGCTGTCGCTCAGGGTAATGTTAAACATAAATCAGGTCAAGAAAGAACAAGTCTCCACTCGTCGTTTCCGACGGTAGGGACAGAATCAAACGGCGCATTGAGCATCTCAATGCCTTGCGAGCTGGAGCGGGTGAGCTGCCCAAGGTGGCAATTAGGGGCCAACAAGGTGACAGTCCGACCGGCCGCACCGTTCAGGCTCACTGTAAAGATCCCATCGCTGGCGCCGCTGTTATCTTGCGCGGCAGCAAAATAGTTCTTTTGCGCAATCGTCGGCATCTCGAACATGACCGAGCCGCTACTGGCGCGGCCAGTGGCGAGCACCTTTCGGGTGCAGCCCACAAGGTTACGGTGCGCCAGGCTCACGCCAGCATCGAACGTAAACGATTCCACGCACGGGGAATACCCCAGGAAAGTGGCAGCGCCAGCGCCGTCACGATCAAACAACAACGCATCCACCTGATTGGTGTAACTGGTGGGCGGCACTGCGCTGGTGTCGGTGACCGGGTTGATGATGCCCTCCATCGTGAATGTCAACGTTGGCCGGTCACTGGAGGGTCCAGCGCCGCTCCAGGTGCCACGACAGCCAGTTGCTTTGAACAGGATATTGTCGTTGTAGAAATAGATTGTGCAGCTGGTATCTGTCACCCCATCAGTTTGGGTGATAGGAGAGTAGAGCACATTCGCGCCGATCGAATAGGCCGTGGCTGATGCAGCCGTATAGGTTCCGGTGTACGGCTGAACTGTTGCGGCCTTCGTGCTGCCAACGTATCCAGTGATCACCCCATAGTTGCCATTGCCGGTGCCGCTGGTGTTGGCAATTCGCATTCCCAGATAGAAACCATCAACAGCGCTGGCACCGCTGGCCAGGGTGATCGTGTTGGTGCCGCCAGCAGTGGCAGAACCGGTCACGGCCGAGGCGGTCACAGTCTGTGCGCTTGCGCACGAGAGCATGAGCGGCGACCACGCCGGAGCGGTGCCAGCGGTGCCGCTGCTGGTAAATTCCACCGTTACCGTAATCACATGGCGCTGATTCGCCATCAGCTTTTTGAACCCACCAAACGACGGGCGGATCCTGGCCTGCTCCACTGAATCGCCGACCAATGGCTGAACGTCCAGGCTAACGCACTGAATACCATTGGCAGACGTTGGGCTGCTATCAGTCGCGTAGTTTGCTCCCTCCAATTTTGCCAGGATCCACTGTCTCTGGGTTACCGCTACCATCGCTCAGTTCCTCGGGAGCTGAAGGGTCGTTTTCGCGGCGCCGGACGCCATCCGCTCCAACGACGTAACAGCCGCCCAGGCCGGCGTATTCGTCATGGAGGTCAGGCATCAGGAGACCGCTGATAGAGTCACGCTACCGACTCGAAATCAGCCACACTCGTGCGATAACGCACCCGGTAGCGCATCAGGAACCATCCCGACGTCGCGTCGCCCTGCTCCATTGCTGGCGTCCATCCCAGATACGTCAGGCCATTACAGAGGCCCCCCAGCCGGCGATCAGCCATCAACCGGCGGTGGACATCACAGACGATCGGATCCGCCGCCTGATCCGGCACCGCACCAACGGCGAACACCTCCACCTGCAGCGTGAGGTCATGATCGATTTTGCAGATACTGAACTCCGTCGCCGGATCATCGCCGGGGGTGATCACCAGCAGCGGCGCCTCCGTTCGATCCGCCGAATCCTGACGGCTGCGATACACCCCTGTCACCCCTGTCGCAGGGGCCAGCAACGTCGCCACATAGGCCAGGATTTGCTCACGTCGTGATGCCATCAGATTTTCTCCAGGGCGATCGTCCACAGGGCGCCATCGCCCATGGGTTGAGCTGACATCCTGGACACGAATGCCACCCCGTCAACCGTGATCGTGGTCCCTCGCGGCGTGCCGGCCGCATCCTCAGCCGCCACTTCGAGTACATAGTCGGTCGTCATCACCTGCCCGTCCAGGATCGCCTCAGTCGGATGATGGAGCACTCCCTGGTAGACCGTCTCGTCGCCGGTGATCAGGTAGGAGTTTCCACAGCGGCGATTGGTGATTGCCATCGCCCTGCGGCTCATGTCCATAAACGCCATTGCTCAGCCTCCAGATGCTGGGCCAGGGGTCAGCTGGTCGCCGTTGACGTACCAAACCCTGGCGCGGACATTCACTGCCGAGCGATCAAACAATTTCACGCCCTGGGGGCCCAGGTAACCAGGCGGCTCACCCTTGTTGCTCATGGCCGACCATTCCAGGCCAGGGATCAGCGCCAGGATGTGGGTCCGCTCGAAAATCGTGCCGGTCTGCGGTAGGCCAGCAGTCAACATTGCCGCGACTGCGCCAGTGGCCGCAATATTTACATGATGGCCGCCGATCGTGATTGATTCGTCGCGCTGAATGGCGCCGATCTCATCGATGTGGACGCCAGGAGCTGGGATCAATCTGTCACCTTCCAGCGTGGCCAGCGGGGTGCCATCGGGGAACGCCTGAGACGTAATGCCCTGCCGGAAGCAGTCTCGATCAGGGCACCAGCAGAGCACTTCGATGACACTGAACGGCATCACATCAGCCTTCGGATGGTGGCGATTTGATCGGCTGAATAGGTGCCAGGCAGCACCATGATTCGGTCGATTGTGTAACCCGTATTCAGGGTCAAGGTGCCTGCTGACAGGGTTGCGCAGCCGGCTGGTTTCTCGACCAGCGTGACGTTTGTTGTTGGAAGGCCGGTGACACTGGCGGCATCAGCGAAGCGGGTGGCGGCTGCCGTAGTTGCCGG